CCCCAGCCCCTTCTGGCTCGGAGCCATCCAGATACCTGGAAGCGCGCCCCATCCAGTTCACCCCAGCCGGCCCCAGATGCAGACAGTGGAAGCTGGGACGGATCTTGAACTGTGGAGGCCACTTGGCCTGGAAGAAGGAATCCGCTCCTCCTGCATGCTTCCAGTCCGTCTGATGCCAGGGTGCAGTACCGAGGTGGATATCCTCCGCATGGAAGATCTGCGAGTACCCTGCCCACTCATTCACGTTGCGATGGATGGGGTATTCCTTCCACTTGCTCTCCTCGGGGATGGATTCCCTGGTAAACGGTGCGGGGAGATCAATCATCATCCGGCGCAGGGGAGAGAGCAAGAACCCCCTCTGCATGATCCTTGTCAGCGAGTCCTTGCCGTCCTTCGGCCACAGCACATCGGCATCCATGATGCACAACCAGCCCTTCCTGCCGATCTGGTCCAGCCCCCATTCCAACGCTGCCCACTTGTTGAAGATGGCACCATTCTCATAGAAGAGATCGGTAGCCAGGAAACGGGCATCGTTGGCGTCGGTGATCGGTGCCACATTGGAGCAGTCCGCCTTGGAGGTCACAACATAGACCTCGTCGAAGTGCTGACGATTGTAGGGGAGCGTGATGGCAAGAAGATCGCTGTAGTTGACACTGACCATGATCGCGCGCATGAGAGGACTCCATCTTTACTCGAAGTTGATCACTCCAACCGTACAGGATCTCCCTCTCCAGTGTCGTAGCCAACCCTCGTAGGCATCGCTCACTGGAACCCCATTCATCTCCCTTGCCATCGCTTCCTTGCTATCCGTGGTGTCACTGATGGTCTTCCATGACGAACCACGCTCCCTGGCCTCGATGAATGCCTCCTTTGGCGGGGCATCGGTAACATCATGCATGAAGACCTTGCAAGGTCGGTTGAGCATGCTTTCGTAGGCATAGTAGTCAAGCAGGAACCCCGACTTGTCACCATCGATGAACAGACAATCAAGACGGTCATTCCCCAGCCAGTTCATCACCTTCTTGATCGTCTTGGGGGTATAACTGGAATCAGGAATCCAGAGGAAATCGATCTCCGGGAAAGCCTTCTCGAAAAGGGCTGAGTAGGGAGTACCCCTAATCTCGCAGGCAATTACCCTCTGTACCGTGGGTAGACACTTGATCCAGTGGTACAGCCCCCCGCCCTTGTCAGCCCCAATCTCATAGACCACTCGGGGGGAGATCTTCCTTGCCTCCTGCATCATCTGCGCCAGTTCCCTCTTCCGCTGCAACGGGAAGAAGGAGGGGGTGGTGAACACCTCTGGGTAGAGATCATCTCCCCTCTTTCTCTCAGCGTCGGTAGAGAGGAACTGCTCGATCGATGCCATCATCCCTTCGGGAAAAGGACCATCCATCATCTATCCTTTCTGGTTTGTCTTCACTTGCTGGAGTTCTGGAGGTAATGGGTGAACTTGTTGAGCTTCCCCATCCCCAACTGCACTAGTTCAGTCACCACTTCCACACGGCGGTGCTGGTGCTTGGGACGGTAGATATCCTGATGAGTCACCGAGGTTTGCTCGACACCAAACTCATCGCTAGCGCGGGCCAACTCTCCATAGCCGCGCAGAGGAACCGAGCACTCATGGCAGTGCTTGCGAACCTGATGGGCGAACTCATGCATCTGCCGTTTCCACCAGAACGGTTCCACCCGCAGCCCGGTATCGGGATAATCTGGCTCGTGCTGATGCAGCATTGCCTGTGCCCCGGCGATCTCACAGAACCAGGCTCTCGGTTCCCCGCGAAAGACACCGATCATTGCCGACCAGTGCTTGTTGATATCGCAGTCAGAGATCAATCGCCAGCGCTCCTCTTCCTCAGCAATCACGTCCTTCATCGCCACGAAAGGAGGGCTGTGCCTGCTATCCGTTGTCAGCCCAACCGGACCACACTCTGGCCAGTCCTGCTTGAACTCCTTGTAGGCTTCATGGTCGAGATGCACATTGAGATTGGATACAGCGGGATTGAAGGTTTCCCGCATGATCTTCCCCTTCCCTCGGGGATTATTGCACCATAGCCCGCGCTGTTCCTTGGGGATGTGCCTCGCCAGGATTGAGCAGAGCAATTCAAACTGGGGATGCGTGGCTGGATTACCGCCGAACATCCCCACCACTCCCCAGTACTCCTTGAGCGAGAGGACTGCCTGCTCAAACTGGCTGGGAGTGATCATCCCCGGAGAACCAGCTAGATTACTCCCCTGTGTGCAACCGAAGCAGGATTTGTCACAGGCCCTAGTGACCCAGATCTGGATAACCCCACTCCTGTACTTCCCCGGTCGAGGTGTCCCCGGTGCGATCATCTTCTGAAGCGCCTGCTGCTCGTTCATCAGTTATCCTTGTAGACTATGGTTTATAGATGTACCACGATGGGTGCGCCCAGAATCCTGTCGGCTCTCTCTTCTCGTGGTTACCCATGTCTGGTATTGCATGGACAATGAAACGATTTTGTGCAACTGGAGGGAACATCAGGGAACCTCCATGTAGTAGGACCAGGGCAGTGAAAGCCCCTCCGAGATCAGCCAGACATCAAGCCCCTTCTCCTCTGCGAATTCCAGTACCGCAGGCTGGATATACCGTCCCCAGCCACCTTTTACTTCTCCAGGACAGAGGAAGTCATGCCCGAAGAGAATCCCCCCAGAACGAATCTTGGGATACCAGGCATGGAGATCCTCCTTGACTGATTTGTACTGATGGCAGGCATCCACATAGACAAAGTCGAGGAAACCGTCCTTGGTGATCTCTGCGGCCTGAAGACTATCCAGCCGCAATATAGTGACTCGTTCCTGGTAAGGCTGAAGATTGGCTAGAGCACAATGGTAGTCATGCTTGCGATTACTACCTGAGGTAATATCCTCTGGGTCATACCCGGCCTTCCAGTTGTCGATGCAGATTAGTCTCCCAGTCCAGTTGAGTAACAAATGCAGGGAAAACTCAGCCCGGTGGATCCCTACCTCTGCACCTACTCGGTAGTCTCTCTGGCTCAACAGTACTGGGATGTTGAGCCTCCCAAGGAAGTTTGCCAGGCGCATGGTCATGGATAGCTCTCCCGTAACTTGTCGATGTCCTGAGCCAGCCGCATCCCTACAGCCCGATAGTCGTACCAGCGCTGGGCCTTGATCGCATACTCCCACTGTTTCACCGGATCGTAGTCATCATAACACTTCTTGATGGTAGCGGCGACACCCTTCAGTCCCATCTTAGGGCTGATCCGTATCAGGTTGCCATCGATCTCCGGGAGAACCTCCTCATGGGGAAGATCTGTGAGTACCACGCACCCGCAGGCTGTGGCCTCGATGATCTTGCGCAGGGCGTAGCCATAGAGGGAAGACGTGCAAACTGCCACCTTGTAACGACAGAGGATCTCCAGAAAGCGGGGAGTGGCACAACCCTGTCGATGATAGCCAGGATGGGGAAGCACAATCACATTGGGGAGTTGTCCAGCCTTCTTCACCAGTTGCTTGCGCAGTGGATAGGCACCGGAGACAGCACCACTAAGAAGAGTCCCCGCTATCTTCTCTGAGAAGAAGGTAGGTACGTTTGTTGGGAAGTCGTTGGGGTTAACACAATGGTAGAGTTCAGCGCGGGCTACCGGGGGTAGATGTTGGGGGTTGATACTGTGATAAGTGCGCACACAATGAGGGAGGCGCACATAGGGGGCTACCCTCTCCACAATGCGCGGATGGTAGTAGATGATCCAGCCATGCGCGCCCATCTCCTCCGCACTGTGCCGGTGGTAGTGGGGGCGCTGGTGGGCATCCTTGAGGATGGTGAGCTTGAAGATGTCGTCTCGCTCAGCCAGAGCACTGATCCTGTGGAAATAAGCGCGCTGATCTCGGAAGTCCCCACTCTTATCCCACTCTCGCTTGTCCTGTACCACCACCACACTAGGATTGGTCCAGCGCAGGATCTCTGGCACATCTGTGAGATCGCTGCGGCGCAGGTCGTAGTTCAGCGCACCGAAGGTGGATAGGCCATGACCAGCGAGGTGGTAGCCGGCCTGCTCCAGCCCCGCCATGCTTTGCCAACCCTCATCCGTCATGTGGTCGCGCATGGAGGAAACTGCCAGGGCTACCTTGCTGCCCTGATCCCAGTGCTGCTCATTTGCTTCAGGGGGTGTATAAGGGGGAATGCCCAGAGGGGGGATGGCTTGTCGGGGCAGACGGCGCAGAACCTCCTCGATGGAGGGGGAAGGACGGTCTCTGCTCATGGGGTTATTCCTTGCGGCCTATGATCATATCAAGGTAGTGCTTGGCATCGTCGGTCTTGCCACTGATAACCCGGCGCGCCCAGGAGCCTAGCTGGTTCAACTTCCTCTGTCTCTCCTTGCAGCCACAGGGCTTACCCAGCCAGTTCTCTACTCGTTCAGGGGTGATACCTACCGTGGAAAGGGCGTTGGCGACCATATCTCCCAGTTGCATGATATGCCTCGTTTACCCTGATGGGCTGTAGGGGTATACAAAATAAAACCAATTCCCCAAACCCACACCGCCCCCCTCCCTCCCCCCCTCCCTCCCCTAATGGGGCAGGGAAGTAGCTAGAAGGATCATAATGGGTAGTTGAACTTCTTGGAGCACCCGTTTCACCAATCCACATGGAACTGACTACTACGTCGGGCACTTTTGGTTGCTTCGAGGGTATGACCCCTCTAGACCGGGACGCGGGAGCGGTGACGGCATCTATTAGCCATTCGTTGCCCGGAGAACCAAGAAGCCGGTAGGCACGTCTTTAGTGCGCTACCCCCTACCCATTCCCATCTCTCAACGAGATACCCGAGTATATAGCATACTTACTACCCTTGTCAAGTAAGTCATCTATATCCGTTCGGATTCTCGACTGTTATCTAGAAAACACACCCCCTCCTGATTTTTGTGCAAATTCGTGAGTATTATACTTTTTAACCCTAGTGGGTAAAACTCTACATAGAAATTAGACTGGTAGCGTCGAAGTCCTCACCCTGGAAGGATACCGCTTTCAGGTGCGGCATGTTTCCGACACTACTTTGATCACCGAGGTGCTGGATCAGGGAAGGGTTGTGAACGTACTCCGTCATCCCCGCTTGCTTCATTGCTTCCAGCACTCCCCCATCGATAGCTTTCCAGCCTCGTTTCGGATCCTGCGCCCGGTTGATCATGTGGACATGGGGGAGGAGGGTCATGACCCCCTGACGATCGAATACAAGGCCCACGGCGCCACGCCCGAGTTGATTGGAGGGATACCACCCCACAATGGGCTTTCCTGCCTCTGTGGGGCATAATTGCTGATTGGAGGGGAAGGTGTAGAGATTGAGGTAGCCCTTGTTCGGAAACGGAGTTCTGGTGAGGTAGCTTCTCAGGTTCCTGTAAGTAACAAAGTCATCCTGAAACAGTGCGAAGCGATCGGCTCGGGGGAAACGGAGGTAGAGTTCGGCCAGAGCAAGGAACCAGTTCCCGTAGGCGCGCACCCGAGGGAAGCGGTGGATTCTCTGATAACGCTTCAACCCCTCTGGCACATCCTGCTCTCTCACCCCATCAAGGAATAGCCAGGGTTCATCGAAACCAGCCCCAGCCAGTGATGCCAGAGTACGAGGGAGGAGATCACCCAACCGATCGTATACACTAGTAACTCCATAAACCCACTGAACTTTTTCAGGGTTGTTTACAGAGTTAGGAGTATCGCTACTGCTGACACCATTCCCACCACTATCCACCACCTTGACACTAGGGACTTTTCTTTCTCCCAGGAAGAACTGAGGGGAAGGTTTACTACCTACTGGTTCTGGGATACCGAAGCGCTGTCGGTACTTCCTGCCGATAGGGCCAGGGTCTGCGGAGAGCATGCAGTGGGCACACCCCTGAACAAACTCGGCATGCTTGCAGGGGGTGCCAGCCATCTCTGCTTCCTTCGCTTCTGGGGTGTTGAACTCAGTACAGGGTAGACCCATCTGCTTGGCTTTGGCACAGCGCGCCCTCTTTCTGGCTAGTTCCTCCACCGAGAGGCGCGGTTTGCTGGTTTCACCTGGATGTTTCTTATCCCAGTAATCTCGGTAATCTTTACGAGTTAGGTAAAGATTGCACTGGGGACAGTTGGGTCGCTGACACAGACCACAGGGAGGAGGCATTATTCGGTTACCGTGAGGGTGAGAGAACCCATGCCGTTGGGGGCGGCACAGACAAGGTTGTAAACGATCTCCAGAGGGCTGTAGCTAACCGAGTCTGGAACAACGTTCGTACCGCAGTAGAGTGCTGTGGAGTAGAACACCATATCGCCGGTTAGGCAGTAGATCTTCCAATCGTTGTCCGGCTCACCGCAACCAACGTGATCAGATATCCATTGCCCTCCGTTGTAGGTGAAGGTGATAGCTGTATCAACGCAGCCATAGGTGCCGACGACATTGGTAACCACTCCATGCAGCACCTTCTTGATCGGGGTAGCGCTGCATGCGGTGAGGACGTACTGATCGGCAGTAATCGTTGTTGTCCCAGCGGTTCCTGTGCTACAGGGGTTATCGATGATGAGTGTCACAGTGCCGCAGCCGGACAGCGTGAAGGAACCGATCAGGATGGTTGGGAAGGTGGTGCTGAGAACGATGTCGAAGTTCTGGATGTTGTCGTAGATACCCTGGATGTACCGACGAATCAGTACCTTGGCTTTCCAGTTTGACCCGACGCAGTAGAGAGTCACCTTGGCCAGCGTCTGATCGGAGCAGCCCACATCCCCGGTGTTCTCCCAGTTCATCTCCCCATAGAGGAGAAGCGTGCCAGAGATGGCGCAGGTATCGCAATAAGGTCCAAGAGGACCGCTGATGGTGTATTCCACCGATGCATCGAGCAGAGCATCGGGGCAGCAGTTGTCAGGGATGATCGTACCAGTGCCAGTATCTGGCTCGACACAGGAGGTGTCGCAGCAACCGATGGTACGGATGTACTCCCATGGGCCTGGAGTCTTGGTCAGACATCCGGTGTACATGCTGATCGTCAAATACACCCTACGTCGATAAAGATTCAACAGGTAGGAGTATTGAGGATCGGGGGGAACATCAGTACCTGTCCCGGTCCCCAGGCCAATGAGATCACCCCCATGGATCTCATGGGTCATGGTCGCTTGCCATGTCTCGCAGAAAACCTCTGTCTCCTCGATATAGATGGGATCAGCGCAGACGGAAGGGGATAGGGGGAAGATGACCGAACTACCGCTGCTAGTAGCTGTGCCGCTGGGAGGAACAGGGGGAGTGTAGCCTGTCCCCGTACTGTTGTCGGCATCCTCGAAATAGCCGCTCACCCAGAAGTCACCGAATTTGTCCCGAGTAGCGATGACAAAGAGGTTGGCACCGATACCGCTGGGGGAGAAGTTGTAGACTGTCTCGGTGAATCCCGCATCCTCCAGAACGTTTCTCCCGTTGGCATAATCGCGACGATAGATACGACAGTCAGCGGAGCCTGGTACACTGCCAGACAGGCCAGCAATGCCTCCAGCGGGAGTCAGAGCGAGATAAGGTTCAGGATGGGGAAGAACTGTTTCCTGCTCACTGGTTACAGGGAGGTAGTTCCAGGGACGGTTCTTGGCAGCCGTGATGATCTGGTTGAGGATGGCCAGATCTTCCTCGCTGAAGTAGTAGGCTTGAGCCATGGGGTTACTCGGGGTAGAGAGTGATGTTGACGCGGGCCTTGCCCCTGCGGCAGCGGAGGAAGATCGTCTCTGGATTCAGGGGACAGAAGCGACAGGAATCCCCTCTGGGAAGAAGAAGGAGATCGACAACCCCATCCCCTCGCAGAGACACCTCGATTACCTTGGCGTCAATCTCCTGGGTCTGTTCATCCGTGGGGATCGTCTGGAGAGCTAGTCCCTCCTCGTTGCGAACAGCAAGGGTGCTACCCTTCTTGAGCCAACCTGTATCCAGTTTGGTCCACTCCTCCCCTAACTTGGCATGACGGATGTAGGGTTGCTCATCGCTGAGCAGTTTCCGCTCATGCCGATTGCTGATCCCTGTGGGCTGCTCACCGGGGGGGATGAAGTAGATGTTCTCAACAACCGCTAACCGTGGGGTTGTCATAGCTCAAATGCCTCGACAAGAACGATACAGGCATCAGTGTCAGCCTTGATGTGGAGAGAGACCACGCCCGCCTCGTCGGCGGTGCCAGTTCCAGCCCACTGCTGCCCAAAGGATTGAGAGAGTTTGATCACATAGGTTTCTCCCGGCCCGATCTCCATGAAGGGGATGAAACTGGAACCAGTAGGTTCGTAAGCACCAACCGTGACAAAGTTGGTGTCATCCAGATTCATCAGGCGGCACAGGCTGGGGGTAGTCAGTTCACTGAGATCCACATCCACCCCAGCCACAGTTGCTGCGATGGCGCCGGGAACCGGACCCTTGGCAGTAGTGACATCCACATAGAAAGCGGTGGGATTGCTCTGGTAGACCAGTTTGCCCTTGGCGATGCGCAGGGAGGAGAGAATGGTTGCTTCACGAGACATGGCTCACCTCTTAGAAGTTCAATCCGGTGGGAATGCCAAGTTGGAAGAAGTTACTCTCCGGGTAGTACTGCACAAGGATCTTTCCTTGCAGGGTCTTGTCGCAGGGCACCACAGCGCTACTGGTGCTAGTCCCAACGGCAGTCCCTGTGGATTCAGAGACATAGTCGCCGATGGCGTAGGTGGTGGCTTCGTTGTAGACGTTCTTGAAGTTCAAACCGAGGTTCAACTGAATCCAGCTACCACTGGGAGGCTCGTCGTGAGCGTTGAGAGAACGTGCCAGATAGATACTGCCGTTATGGGTGACAAGGTTCCCTGCCACATAGATCAGCGTGTTGTTCCATGGCTGGGGAACGATATTTCCCCGTAACTCAGCCCACCAGGATTGATCGAGAAGGAAGTTCCCCGTGTTGCTTCCTGCAATGGAGACATAGTAGTTGAGCGTATTTGTCGGTGGCTGGAGAGTGACCGTCAAACCTGCTGGAGTGTTGGCAATCTCTGGTTCCAACTCGATACAGACACCAGCAGGCAAGCCAGCCCCATTGAGCGCCCCCCGGATGTGGTTGTTCTTTCGATCCGGGTAATTGGTGAAGTGGGATGGATTGAAACGGTTGGGCATGGCGCCATTGATGCGCTTGACAATCCAGGTGTCCTTGGTGGGGTGCCACTTGCCAAGGAGAACCTTGGTTCCCTCGTCTGCTACCTCCCGATCCCAACTATCCCTGTCGATCTCGAAATCGAAGATACGGGTGAAGTAGATACCACAACTTCCGAGGTACTTGCGCTCCCACTTGAAGCCGCCCATCTTGACACAGCGTTCCTTGAGTCCCCACATGGGGTCATGATTGACCGTGTTGATCATGTTGGCGCAGAGATCCAGTTCCAGGTCAAGGACGTTCTGCTCGATGCGCACAGTGGGGCGGTTGGCATCGAACTCAACGAGTTTCCCTCGAATCTGTTCCAGCGAGGAGTAGGAGAGTTTGTTGCCACGGAAGTCGGTGGTTGCTTCAACGGTCCAGCGGTTGCTATCCCCGGAGATCTTCTGTGGTTCGAGAAGGGGATTGTCGAACTGGGTGTCCTTGCAGTACTTGAACTTCTTGTTGGAGAAGGTAACATCCACCTCCCAGAAGATGTTACCCTCATTCTCCCTACCCAGTTGCTTGACGCTACGCTCGGGGCGACACCAGACCCATGGGTCGAGATCGTTGTCAAAGGCCCACTGCGCACCCGTAATGGGTAGCCCCGGAGTCTGAAGGATGGTGTAAGGACCATCCAGGCGAGTGGTGGTGAGTACTAGGAAGGTGATCTTGTACTCCCGGTAACCATCGTCGTCCACGGAGCAGGTCCATTTCCGCTGACCCCCGCAAAGTACTCCAGCCATGGTTGCTCCTTATGGATTAATCGCAGCCGGAATCAGGGTTGGAACTCCGGGGGTAGCCCCGCCAGTGTTTGCTGCGATCTGTCGCAGGTACTCAAGCATCCCTGAGAAGGTAACTCGGTCACTGTCTTCCATCTTGACGGGGAGTCCGCCAGCACCAGCCGCTGCGCCCTGTATTCCGGCAGTTACTGCCCGTGTTAAGAGCGGGTTTGTGCTCTGCTGTGCCGCAGTTGATCCCACAGGGGCTGAATAAGCTGCATTTCTAGCCGCTTGCCTGGCGAGAGCTTCCTGTCTGTCCAGGATCTCTTGCTGAGTTCTGTAGCCTACTGGGACATCTTGAGGACTCCCAAACACCTTAACTCCAGCGGGTGGACGGCTGGTTATTCTGATGGCGTCGAGATACTCCTGATAGCGCTGGAGAGCCTCAGCACTGCCAACCTCCGCAGCCTCAAACTTGCTGTGGACCTTGTCTGCCATCTGCCCAGCCTTGTCTAGCTCCTTCTGTGCGTCTGCGACAGCGTTGGTGTAGACATCGAAGGTGATTGCTCCAGCCGACACCATGGCATTGAGTTCGTCGATCTTTTCAACGTACTTGGCTTCTGGAGATTGGTACTTCTTGGTGAGCTTCTCTCCCTCTTTCTTTAAACGTATGGTCCTCTCCAGAATTCGAGCTAGAGCAAGTTCCTCATATGAGTACCCGGATAACTCCAACTTGTAGAGTTTGATCTGTGTAGCACTCATTCCAAAAGTAGCAATCTGTTCTTGAAGACTGGCAACCACATCCCGAATAGGCTTTGGAAGATTGAGGTTCTCTTCTTCCAGTTTTCCAAGTTCCCCCAGACCTTTTTTCAATTCTTCTCGCTGTTTCCTGAACAACTCAATCATCTTCTGAGACTGCTCAATCTTGTTGTTAGCCTCCTGAACATCGCTGTAACGGTGATAGGCTGTAAAAGCAGCGGCTGGAGCAAGAGCCAATCCCAGTGCAGGAGCACCCCCAGTAACAAGTGCCATGAAGCCACCAACCTGCGCCATTTCTTTCTGTGCGGCTTCTTTCTCCTCTGTGGCCTTGTCGATAATTCTCTTGTGCGTATTGATGTTGTTCTCGATACCGATTAGTTGAGACTCCAGATTCTTTCGGGTTTGCTCAGTATCCTTGGTCGTGTAGACCTCCTGTAGACTTTTCTGTGTCTGTTTGTCGTAGGCTTTGCCAAGTTCATCCTGTAGTCGCTTGTTCTCCTCGATGGCCTTATCCAGTCCGTAGTAGCTGCGCGCTAGTGCGTCAACAGCATACATCAGCGCCACAGTCCCACCGAGGACAAGGGTGATTGCGCCTCCCCATGCAGATAGCGGACTTGCCAGTAAAGCTCCGTTGAACGTGGTGATAGATCCAGCCATGCCTGCAAATGACCGTATAAGGATAGGTGCAATGAATGTTATGGAGCTAATAGCCATCTTGAATGAGTAGAACACTGCTACAGTGCTGGCGACATAGGCGATGGTATCTTTGAACCAATCAGGGAGTAACCTGAGTCCCTCAATAAGCATCTGGATGTTCTTGGCCACAAACTCGACAGCGGGGGCAAGGCTGGCACCGATCTCAATGGCAAATGCCTTGAGTGTATTCCCCAATCTTTCAATCGTACCGAACAAGGTATCCATCTGCTTTTCAGCAACAGTTTTGGTCATTTGTTGCTCAACAGCCTTGCGATTTTCCTCCTCTGCCTGACGCATGAACTCGCTTTGTCCGAGCAATGGCAGAACGAACTTCTGAGAGATTGGTTTGATACCGATCTTGGCAAGGAATCCGGCACGCTCCTCTGGGGACATTCCACCAGTTACTCGCTCAAGATCCTCAAAGATCTTGTACATCTTCCGCATCTGTCCTGTCTCGTCGAAGATACTGATACCAAACTGCTTGTGCGCAGTAGCAGCATCTCTGGCGGACGCGGCGAGTAGTGTGTACATACGAACGAGCGTGTTGCCAGCCAGGTTGGCCTTGATGTTCTGCGTGGCCAAAGCAGCCAGGATAGCAGCACCTTCCTCAGCATCAACATTGAAGGCGCGCAGGGCACCTCCAGCACGAGACATGGCTGTAGCCAGTTCCTCAGCGCTTGTTTGAGCGAGGGTATTGGTTTTGATCAGGATGTCAGAGAGACGCTGCATGTTCTTGACATCTTGCTCGATTATTCCTGTCTTGAGACCCATGGCAGTTTGCACACCTGCCAGCATCTCAGTAGCTTTCTGGAGAGGGAAGTTCCCAGCCACAGCAAACTGAGCAGCGACTGGGATCAATTTAATAGCCTGGGCAGCGGTGTAGCCAGCGCTGGCAAGGTAGTAGTAACCGCGAGCAAGTTCTTCCGGTCCCTGGAGTGTCTTGCCACTCAAGTCAAGAACTGCCCTACTCATCTCCTTTGCTTGTTCAGTGGTTACTCCCATGATGGAAGTAGCCTTGGTCATCTCAACTTCAAACCGACCAAACGACTTGATAGCACTACTAAGAATCGCCTTGTTGATCCGATCCATGGATTCAACTACAGCAGACTCTATCTTTCGCATGTTCTCTTCAGTAGCTTGGGAAGCATCCTGAAGCATCTCGATATACTTGGAGGAATCCCCAACCAGTCTTACAACCAGATTCCCTAAGTTTTGGGAGATCATCGCTGTACTTCCTTATGGTCGAGGAATCTTGACTCCGAGCATCGCACCCCATACGGATTTCTTCTTCTGCAATTCCTCCTGAGAGAAAGGAGGCTTGTCAGGGGATGCTGTGGACTGGGACTTGGATGGGGGAACGCTGGATTTGAACCTCAACTGGAAGTCATCCAGATGGATCTGGTTGGGTTTGCTGGAGAGTACCCGGCGCACTTCGCAGGCGATCTGCATCAGGTAGTAGTCTTCTCGTCGAGGTCGCTCCAGTTGCATGTCGAACCAGGAAAGCCAGCGGATGAGATCCCGTTCTGTGTGCTTCTCCATGCACTCTTCCAGCGTCATCCCCAACTCATGTGCTAGACGGTGCCAGCCGTCGTAGCGCTTGGCGAGTTTTTTGCCTGCTCCTCCGCATCGCCGATCTGTTCCATCTCAGCCAGTTTCTTCTGGAGTTCCTCGATCTTAGCCTTGATGGCATCCTTGGAACTCTCCTCACCATCCAGCAGAGGAGACAGTTCCTTGGCTCGCTCAAAGAGCGCTTCCAATCGGCTATTGGGCCAGTCGAGCACGGTGTTGATGGAAACCGCGCGCTCGGTACTTGGTCCACCATTCTTCCCCGGCACGACCTCGAAGAGACACCCAGCCACGAGGATCGCCTGGACATCAGCCGTATTGGCCAGTCCAACCAACTTCCCATTCTCCAGGCGCACGTTCTCCATCAGAGTCTTGCGGTATTGCCGGGCCACCTTGCCAGAGGCTTCACGAAGGATGTAATCAACACCATTGATGCGCACTGGGCACTCATGACGCAGGTCGTCGAAAATCAAGGCTTCCATGGGGTTCTCCAGTTCAATTGACTGTGGTAAGAGGACAGAGAGGAAAAAGCGCCCTCCATGGCGCCCCGCACTGAGGAACGACGTTTAGCACTGAGCCGTACCAGGACCAGCCGTGTAAACCGGCCCATACTCGGAGCAGTCCGAGGGATCCATGTTGGTCACGACAATGGTCACTGTGGCCATGGGCTTTTCCTTCTCCTTGGCCGCATTGGGCTTGAAGGAGCGAAGGTAGCCGTAGAAACACAGAGAAGATCCATCCGGGAAATGAACGGTCACCGTAGTTGCGCGGTTGATGATTGCCACCACCGAGGAATACACCAGCGGATCATAGAGAACATCCGCCGAGACATCCTGCACCTCGATCAGCGAGCCAGGACTCTTGGTGCGATAGGTGGTATTGTGCTGGGTGGTCGCATCAACCGGATCCCCACCGTCAAAAGCGGGAGGAGTAACCGATTGTTCCCAGAACTCAATGTCTGGATCAGATGCGAAGGTGATCAGGATTGGATACCCATCACCAAGCGCTCGTCCGTTTGGATCCTGTCGGGGTGTTGGAGTAGGTGCTGCCATCTCTCTATTCCTCGCTTAGAGTTGCGTGATGTCCGCCACTCCGTTAATGGTGAACAACCTTCGCTTGGTGTTGGCCACATCTCGCCCCAGAGTGATCACCCCACCGTCCCGATTGATGGAGTGAACACAGTAGGTATTGCCGCCGATCGTTACTGAGTTTCTCAATACAGAGGCATCCAGACCTGTTGCCACGTTGTTGGCCTTGACCCAACCCGTCTCATGGTCTGTGGCTCTTACCCGAATCTGGAAGCCGTAGAACAACTCCCGCCTGCCACCGAAGGATCTTCTCCCCTGGTCAATCGCCGTGGTGTCGTAGACTGTCATGCAATTGTCAGGAGCGGTTGGCTCACTGGCGCAGTAGATCGGCCAGGTCAGATCATCATCTGGATCGGTCCCGTAGCTAAGCCCGATGATGAGCCAGCGAAGGATATCTGCCGGGGAGTGGCCCAGAGAACCGCTCATCGTGCCTTCTCTCCTTCAGCCAGAGTGGGGGAGTAGATGTTGTCCTCACTCTTGTCCTTGTCCTTCACATAGGCAGAACCACGCAGAATGCCTGTGTCCACCGGCACCAACTTCTGGCTATCGGCGATCAACATCATGGCAGCGGTAATCACCGACTTCTTGAGGATGTCTCCCTCTTCTTTGGCTTTTGACCGCCTCATCCACTCCCTCCCGATGGCATCCAGGTACTTCTGGCGGTTCTGCCGAGCGGGCTGCTCAAGGAACTTGGCCTGACCGTTCTGGTGAGCAACCTCAAGATCCTCGTGGACGTAGATGGCATAGGGAGCGGCATAGCCGACCTCGATATTGCAATCGCGACCCGTATCATCCGCCAACTTCTTGAAGGTGGTGAGGAGTTCAGTTAGTCCTTCAAAGTGGACAAACTCGGACAGGTCAGCCATGATTGCCACCCACCTTAACCCACAGTGATCTGGTCCATGTAGCGCGCCAGCCCCACCATCCGCACTGCTACTCTCCCCTTCACGTCGTAGTACTCGTGGTAGCTGATCACCTGTTGCAATTCATCGTCGTTGCCTGTACTCCCACTGTCATTCCACTGATCAAGAGCATTATCGCTTCCAGGGGTTTGATCCGTCGCCAACCACAGCACCGAGCCAATATCAATCTCACTGGCTACCAAGGCTGCGGCATTCAACTTGATTGTGTTCCCCTGCGCATCGAAGGTATCCTGTCTCCCCTTGAGCCACTTGACCCCGTTGTACGTGGAGGGATTGAGTTCCACCGGCGCGGAGTGTTTGTACTTGCCGTAACTGTCCACCCCATTGGATGACCACAGGACAGCCTTCTGAATCAGGCTTGATGCGACTGGAGAAGGCATGTTAATCCCTGTCCACATAGTCGATCTGGCTGGAAGGGGGCTTGCCCATCCATACCACCCGTGCCGTTTGCCGCTTGATGATTGCTGTCAGGCATCCTGAGTAATCCAGGTTCATGGCACCGTTGAGGAAAGGCTCAGGCTCCTTGGGATCCCTAACAAAGTGAGCCATGGCCAGGGAGCCATTTCCCGCACTATCCCGCTTCTGGGCATACACCGGATCCATCTTGGTGTAGAAGTGGGCAGCAAGCCAGCGCTCGATCAACTCCAATTCAGCGGTGGTCAGTGTTTTGCCCTTGGTGGTTGCACAGGTAGCAACGCGACTGACCACTGCTGTGGCTGAGTCAATGTAGGGGGTCAGGGCGCTAGAACCGTCATAGCAGGAGGAGAGCAACTCCTTGACAGCGGTGATGGTAGTTCTTGCCATAATCCCCCCTGGAGAAGAGGTATCAGGTACGCCCCCTGGGTAACCTTGCCCACTGGTTACACCCCTCTTTCTCTCAGAGGGAATTTCCTACCTGGTATAAACGGGGATGGGCAGAACCCCAGACCACCCATCCCCTAAACAGTGTGGTCCTCTCCTCTCACACTGCCTACGCAGACCTCCACACGGGAGGAGGGGTTATCGTCCTCAAGAGCTACAGCCTCCCCCTCGTATCCCACCCCCGACCAGCGGGAAGGAGTACGAGGGTGGAGGGGTATACCGCGACTGGTGGCTGTTCTCACTCGTCGCGGGCCTGCCACAACGGCAAGGCAAACCATCTTGACACCCACAGGTACAGGCCGGCGAACAATCGCATTGCTCTGCTTCCTTGGCTGGTTTGGTGGGAGTCTTCTTGAACTCCTTCACCAACGGCGCCTGTGCCGGTTTGAAGACTCGTACCGGGGGTGCCTGGGCCAGTCGCCCCGCCCCATAGGCCACGCTGGAGCAGGCCAGCAGGATCACGATCGCACGCATGGATTAGCACTCCTTGCAGCACTCGTCGTAGTGCTGTGCCGCCAACTGAGCCGTACACAGAGCCGATTGGAGCACGGCCAGACAGCACGCCTTGTGGTCACAACAGCCATCCGGCCCCTTGGCCTGCATCGGCGCAGGCGGAACCGGATTGGCGAAAATCTGCACGAGCTGCTGGAGGATCACCAGCACAGCAGGGAGCTTTTGGGCCAGATCAAGCAGTTTCTGCCAGTCGATTTTGAGCGCTTCCATCTGGGCTTTCAACTCGTCAGACATGGTACACCTCCTTAATTCACACTTGGGGTTGAGACACGGGGAGCAACGGAGCCATCGGGGACTGCCTTGGACCCGCTGATCGGCCCCATGCCCCTGTCGCTCCAACTGTCTCCCCAGGAATTCCAGATTAACACACCAAACCCAGCAGTGACAGGGTCGTCCATGCCCCAGACACGATTAAACGTGCGCAGGTCGAGCAACTTGCCACTGATCTCGTCGCGTGTCTGTCCCCACTCACTGGCGCCGTCGATCAGGTCCGCCGCACACACGGAGTGCGACCACCAGTTGTAATCGACCACCACGGGGATGCGACAGAGCAGGCACGTCGCCACCTGATTCCAGGTCAGATTGCGGTCATACTGGGCCGCTGAGAGATCCCAGAAGCCCTCTGTTACCCGGTGTAGCTTGGCATTGGCGCGCATGGCCGGGTTGTCGTTGGAACGGCTCATCGACTGTTGTGGCCAGAACTGCGAGGACGGAATGCCG